GGGCATTATATCACATTTGACTATGAAGCGTTCCAAAGCCAAGCAATAACACAGTTGGAGATTCGGGCAGATGATTCTACTGCTGGGGCTATTGTGGGAACATCTGGAAACAATTATGTTATTTCCGGCAACTTCCTTATAAGCGACAAGACTGGGGCTGAAATGAAGCAGATTGCGAATAATCTGCTGCCGGTAATTGCACAGGCAGCATACACCCCGATAAAGAGCAGCGAATGTGTGGGGAATCCGTGTTTAGAGTTGGGAGATCCAATCCGGTTTAATACGAGCCGGGAGATTGTGGAGTCTTATATTCTGCAGCGAACCCTTACTGGTGTGCAAAGCAAGCGTGACGCGATCTTGTCTACAGGAACAGAAAAACATGCCGTGCAGAACCAAACCACGCGTGAAACGGTCGAGTTATTAAAGAGACGAACACATACTCTGGAGGAAACTGCCGATCATCTGTTATCAGAGTATGGGGACTTAGAAAAAAATACCTCTACGAGATTCGAACAGACGGATGAATTGATTGCTACAGAAGCAAAGCGTGCTACAGATGCAGAGGGCAAATTGGAATCTTCGTTTAAAGAAACCGCCGATTCTATTCAGATGGAAGTGAGCAGAAAGGTCGGGGAAGATGAAATTCGAAGCAAGTTTGCCATGAGCCCGGAAAATGTAAACATTGAATCCGGACAGATAAACTTTAAGTCAAACACGCTAACCATTGATTCCACGAATTTCCGGCTTGATGAATATGGAAAAGTGACCATCGTGGATTCACTGGATTTTGATTCAACAGCACTTGGCGATGATATTGCAATTATCGGGCTTGACGGAAGGGGCAGACCCATGCTGCAAAACATACGCATTGACCTAGACACTGTAACGGATTCAAACTCGGAATCCTTGGCAACCGAAAGTTATGTTGACGATTCGCTGAGTGACTACGCAACCAAAAGCGAATTGCCAAGTGGGTATTTTACAGATGTAGACTATACACTTAATGATAGCTCTACAACCAAGTATTCGCCTAGACATTTTAAGAAAGTGTCTGATTTTGGTTCAAGGGAAAGTACCATAGATATCGAGGGTCTTTTGATTTCTATTCCGAGTTCCGATAAAAGGCTGAAAAATAATATACAATCATTAAGGGATATTAAAAGCGTTTATATGGCAATGCGACCGGTTGAGTATACATGGAAATCCGGATATATCACGCAACACACAGGCTTACAGTTTGGTTTAATTGCGCAGGATTTAGAGAAGATTTTGCAGGATGCCGGATTGTCCGATAGCGGACTTGTACTAAAAGAAGATGCCGAAGAGGATGAAAAAGCAATTCACGGAGATTCAAAGACATGGAAAATCGACAAGGAAAATCTCCATGCAATGCACATTCAGATGATTCAAAATCAGCAAAAGGAAATCGAAGAGTTAAAGCGAGAAAACAAAAATTTGAGTGAACAGATGAAAGACTTTGAACAACGATTATCCGTGTTAGAAAGGAGTGTGAGCCATGCAGAAAATATATAGCCGCATCAATTGGGAGAATCTTCCCAGCGAAAAAACAGCGGTAAATGAATCTAATCTTAACAAGATGGACTTGGCAGTTGACAATCTGGATGATCGTATAGTTGCTATGGACGCGGCAAAAGTCGATCTTGTCAAGGCGAATGAACTTGTAAAGGAAATCCTTTGGAATGAACCTATGGGAGTGCTGACGGTCGTTAAGATGAATGGTTCACGAGCCGTGATTGATACCAAGTTGGAAAAGTTGGCGGTCAACTTCACATACAATCCGCAGACACAACAATTAGTAATCGCGCTTGACGATGGCACGGTGCAGAACGTGGATTTATCATCCTTGATTACAGAGTATGAGTTCTTAGATTCTGATACGATTGCATTCGAGATTACGGGTGGCAAGGTCAAGGCTATCGTTAAGAATGGTTCCATTACGGAAGATATGCTGCAGCCGAACTTCTTGGCAGATGTTAAAGTTGAAGCCGAAAAAGCGAAAGCATCAGCATCCGCTGCGGATGCGTCAGAAAAGGAATCCACGGTACAAGCTAATCTATCCAAAGAGTATGCGGATAAGGCCAAGGAATACAGCGATAACATTGATAAAAAAGCTCATCTGGCAACATTTGATGTGAATGAGGACGGCGAGCTGATCTATACAGATAACACAGCGGATGTGTTTACCGTTGATAATGACGGAAACTTAAATTGGGAGGTGGCTTAGAATGGCTATAGCAGGAAGAGTAGCAATCGTGCCAAAAGGCGATTGGAGCGCAGATGCTACATATAAGAGATTGGATGCAGTGACTTATAACAATACGCTTTATTTCGCAAAAAAGGAAGTGCCTGCAGGAACGGCAACAAGCAATACGGAATATTGGTCGAAGTCGATTGTGGGTGGTGCCGGTGCAATCGCAACGAAAGAGGATGCCGGGATTGTGAAACCGGCAGACGGACTTTCGATTGCAGAAGATGGAACCCTTAAGGTAAGCATTGATGGCACGACTCTTACAATGGATCAGGTCAACAATGTAATCAAGTTGGCGGATACGCTAAAGGATAAAATCGGAAGCGCACTGCAACCGGAAAGTATCGTAAATAACCAGGTAACAACAGAAACCGGGTATGCGCTAGACGCTAGACAAGCTAATCCGAATCTGGATGGTACGCTTGCAAAGCAGATAAGCGATTTAAACGGCAGTCTAAATAGTAAGAAAGTACCGACAATCGGCATCGAAAACATATTTACTGGAAATCCGTTTGCTGTCATAGCCGATAGTGGTGGTTTGGCAACTGTTGGCGGTACAAAATGGGAACAAGATAATGGCGGGTATCACGTTGAAGATATAAAATATCCTGCCGGCGGATCAGTATCTCTAACTGTTAGTATGACATTGCCGGCTAATAGCATTGTGTTAATCGATGTAAATACGTTAAATTATGAAAATATTAAACTACAGGGTACGTGTATAAAATACAATTTAACAAGCAGCCCGTCCAATACTAGTTTGTCGATATTTTTTAGCGGAAGAAATGCAAATGTAACAGTATCAACAATTAGATATATGCCGTTAGTTATTCATTTAGGTTAAAGAAAGGAAGGTAATAAAAATGGACAAAATTATCCTGAAAAACAAAACAGAGTTCGAGGTTGCTGAAGGAGCGAGTCTCGGCAATATTCAGATTCAGTCGAAAGACTTTGATGGAATTAAAGCAATCACGGATGCTTTTACTGCAGACAACCTTGCGGAAGTCGCATTTACACACAATGATGAGGTATCTGGAAAGTATACCGATCTGAAGTGTGATGGGTTTACATACGCACCGAATACGGACGAGGCAGGTAAGGAAGATGGAACTTACACGGTTACTATCAGGCTGCGGACAAAGACGGAAATGGAAAAGGCAATTGATGAGCTTAAAGCAGGGCATGAAGCAAACGCAGAAGCAATCGAAGAACTGGCAAGCATTGCCGCAGAAAGTGAGGTGTAAGACATGGTTAAGTTTTATGTGCGCAGAATCTTGGTAGACAAGAAAATGACAATTGATGATGTACCGGAGAGATGGCGCGAAAAGGTGCGAGCAGAAATTGAAAAGGCAGAGCAGACAGCGTAAGGGGCATCTTTGGATGCCCCTTTTAAATTGGTACAAAATCAATCTTGGCATCCATTACAATATAGTTAGGAAACTTCGGAAGGAGTGAAATCATGTGGTCTAAAACTTATAACGAGCGTCGGCTTACCAGAGTTGAAGCGCGTGCTAAATCGAATACACACAGAATCGATAAACTAGAACCAATTGTTGAGGAGATACATACAATGAGTGAAACGATGGTGCAGTTGGTCGAGGAAGTAAAGCATACTAACGAGAATGTGTGCGCCTTGGATGAGAAGATTGATAGCATGGATGCTCGCGTCGATGTTATGGAACGCGCACCGGCAGAAGATGTTAAAAAATATAAGTCAGTCGCTATAACTGCAATCATCAGCACAATTTCCACGGCTCTTGCTATTGGTTTGGTTTCGATGATTGCTCAATATATCAAATAAGAAAGAAGAGGTATTTAATATGAAGAATTGTGTATTTAAAGCAAACGTAGACACTGTTAAATGGTTTAAGGCTGCCGGCATCCGTGCCGTTAAGACAATGGCACAAACTGCTGTTGCAGTGATTGGTACCGCCGCTGTAGTATCGTCCGTGGATTGGAAACTGGTTGTATCATCTGCAATTGTATCAGGCGTGGTATCATTGCTCACCAGTGTAGCCGGCATCCCGGAAGTTAAGGAGGAATAGCATGGCAATTACAAAAGCAATCAAAGCAATTGCAAAGCAGTTGTTTGCGAATCCGAAAAACTATGGAAATAAGAGAAGTTTAAAATCCATCAAGTACATCGTTATCCATTACACTGCCAATGACGGCGATACAGATGAAGCAAATGCGAAATACTTCCATAATAATGTGGTCAAAGCCAGCGCACATTATTTCGTCGATGATGATTCTTACACGAAGTCGGTGCCGCTTAAAAACATTGCTTGGTCCGTTGGTGGGAAAAAATATCCGAACTGTGGGAAGACAGGCGGTGGAAAAAAGTATGGACTTTGCACAAATGCCAACTCAATCAACATCGAGTTGTGCGATACTGTAAAGGACGGAAAAGCTGGAGCGTCAGCAGTAACGATTCAGAATGCTGTTACACTCACGAAAAAACTTATGAAGAAATATAACATCGATAAGGCACACGTTGTCCGGCACTTTGATGTAACTGGAAAAGCTTGTCCGGCATACTGGGTAGATGATAAGAAGTGGAAGAAAGAATTTTTGGACAAGCTATAGTTAGATGACACGAAAGATGACACGAAAATTAATAATCCAATAAATAAGCCGTTCTATAACTTTTGTATGAGGGTTCGACTCCCGTCTAGTCCACTAAAAAAGGTGCTTAAATAAGCACCTTTTTATTTTAACAATTCCGTGATATTGATTACAAGATTATCATAAATACATACCTGTATATCATCATC